CAAATGCGGCGTGAAAAATCTTACTTATCAATACCGGCAATTCATAGTAGATCATGTATTGCGCATCGTAAAAATTGCGTTCTCGCCTCTCTTTTGCGGTTAGTTTCTTTTCTTCCATGTCTGCCCCCTAGTTAAACGGTAATTCTTCGCCTTCCGGCATCTGCATAAAACCGTCTTTTTCCGTTTCCGGTTCGCCGCCTGCTGCCCTCTTGCTTTCCGCGAACTCTTGATCCTCTACGATAAATTCCGTAACATAAACTTTCTTGCCCTCGTTGTTTGTGTATGTTCTCGTTTGGCAGCGTGCGACTACTACTAACTTTGTGCCTTTCTTAAAATATTTCTCTGCAAACTCGGCGGCTGCGCCGTATGCTACAAAATTTATAAAATCCGCCGAAGGCTCGCCCTCTCTTTTATATCTTCTGTCAACCGCCAATGTGTAATTTATAACCGCAACCGGCTTTTCGCTCTGCGTATAACGTATTTCGGGATCTCTCGTTAAACGCCCCATGAAAATACATTTATTCATGCTGTGCCTCCTCTGTAATATTTAATTATCGCGTCTGCATCGGCGCAACTATCTACCGCCTCTAATGCTATTTCAGACGGTACGCCTGCAGCTAATACCGTTTTTAACTTTTCAAGCTGATATAAATAGCCGTCAAATGAATATGCGTGTTTCTCGGCTGCGTATATGTCGGCTGCTGCCTCTGCTGTTTCTAAACCTGCTAAATATGCAATGTTGTTTAATAGCTCGCCCTCTCTTTCCCGCTGCTTTATTGCCTGCTGCCGGAGGGCGTTTACTAATTCAGTTAATGCCATGTGCGCCTCCTATAAATACGATTTACCGTAACGCTTTCTAAATTCTTCCCGCGTTCCGATCTTACTTTCATATATTGCCTGCCCTAACATCTTAGATAACTTTTCAGCCATGATATTTTCATGTATGCGCTCAATCTGTTTACCCATGTTATGACATTTATTGCAAGCCGGAACTTTTAAACCGTCCTGCTCTGCCAACTCTCTAATGCCGTTACCAAATAATAAATGATGCTCACATTCTGCCGGTTTTCCACAAAAGAAACATATACCGGCATAATCTGTTACAATGCTTTTTGTTTTACTCATTTTCTGCCTTTCTGTATATCCTCGGAAACGCAATATAGTAAACCTTGTATGTGAATATCCAATAGTACCCGGCTTTTATGAACCGCCAATAATTAAGCATGATATAAAGCCGCCCTAATATTGGATTTTTCATATACTCTATTTCTATTTCCGGTCTGATAATGTAAAATTTCTTTGGTTTCATTTTCCTCCTATCGTCTGCGCTTTTTCTTTGTCGGTTCCGGCGTTCCCTCTGCTGCCTCGCGTGCTTTTCGTAAATACTTAATGCAATATGTATCTATGTGGAAACCGTTTATTATGTTGATTGCCTCTAATTCCGTTATGCCGCATCGCTCCTGCAGGTCTTGCCGCAACCTCCTGCGCTCTCCTATATCTTGCATACCGTTATACGGCAGGGCTTTTGCCTTTTCGTTATATGCGTATGCAATACTTGGCGTTAAAAGTTCTGCCATATAACCCCCTTGCTATGCTGTAATGCTTTTTACTGCACTTGTTGGCTGCTTTCCGTTAAATACTACGATCATGCTTGGGAATGGTGCCGGATCCTTGCTTTTCTGTCCGTCTATTTCAAAATTAACACGCCCTTTGATAAATCGTATTTCTGCTTTTCCTAAAATGTAATCGTGAAACATGATCGTATCTGTTCGGGCGGGTATAAGCATAACCACGACGATCCCCCCCTCGGTTGCCTCTTTGTAACATTTTTGCACCCATGCAATTTGACCGGCGTTTGTTTTTGTTTTTCTGCTGTACGGCGGGTTGCAAAATACCGTTTCGCCCGCCCATGACTGCGCCAAACCGTCCTGCTCTATGGTGTAATACTTTGCGCATTTATGGTTGTTATTGTCTGCGCATGGATCCAATGTAAAGTTAAATTCTTCATTGAGTGCATCGAAAAGATCCTGCGGTGTTCCCCAATCGTCCTTCCCGGTGCTAAAGTGTACGCTATTCATTGCTTGCCTCCTTTTCTGCTGTTTCTCCTAAAATTATTTTTCTGAAAATACTTTCAAAAATTGTTACCGGTATGCTGTTACCCGCTTGCTTGTATAATGCCATTGTGTAACGTCCGTTTTTCTTCTGTACTGCTGCCGCCGCCTCAAAATCTGCGTCGCTATACCCTTGCAATCTCCAACATTCACGTTCTGTTAAATACCTGTATTTGCCACCGCCTAAGTCAATAACCTGTGCCGGTGTTCTATCCTGCCTTGCCGTAATTGTATAGGCATAATCTTTAATAACCGTCGCCCTGCGTATTCCTTTTTTGCCTATTGCGTTGTAAACGCTTGGTTGTGTCACTGCGTAAACTTCTGATACGTCCTTTTCTAAATATTCCGATATGTCGCGCATTTCTGTTTTTATTAAATCGTCAAAATTGAACGGTTCGCCGTTTAATACAGATATTGTAAAAACTCGTTCTCTTGCTTGCGGTAATCCGAAATCGCGCGCATCTAATGTTTGAAAACTATTTGTATATCCTAATTTCTGCATTTCTGATAAATAACGGTTAAAGTTATGTATCATGTGTTTTGATGTGACATTTTTTACATTCTCCCAAATAACAAAACGCGGTTTCCAATCTCCCATTTGCTGTATAATGTGTATTGTTTCCCACATAAGGCTCGATCGTGTTCCCGATCCCTCGTCTGCGCCTTTTCCTTTGTTGATCCTTCCTGCTGCCGCTGTTGCCTTTCCTTGATGCCCGGCGATGCTAAAATCTTGGCAGGGCGAACCATGTATTAAAATATCCGGTTTAAGATCCCAACCTATGACCGATTGCGTTTTATATGCTAATTCGTTTTTAAACATTGCGTTGTACGATCTTACCGCTTTTTCGTCTATCTCCACATAATCAATAGCCTTTACCGGTATTCCAATATTACGAAGGGCGCATCGTGGCGAACCAATGCCTCCGAATAATTCAAGTATTTTTATCATTTTCCTTTCGTTCCTAACTGTTTACTTAAAAGAAACTCATACATTTCTTTATATGTTTTCGCCTGCTTTTCTGCTACCTGCTGCCGGTCTGCCATTTCTGCCAACTGCTGCCGCAGGCTTTCCATTTCCGCAGGCTCTTTTTCTGCCTTTGTATTTATGCCAACCGATACCGTTAAACACTCGTCAAGCTGTTTCATTTCTTCCGGTGTGAGTGTTCCGATCCATTCGCCGATCCGTTCCTCGTAAACGCTGCTTATCTGCTCGCACAAGACGGTTGATGTTCTCAACGCGGAACTTGTTATAAAATGTGTTGGCAGGTCTGTTTTCGGCTGTGTCGTCATATAGACAACTTCATAAACGCTGCTATGCTTGTTATTTGCATCGTTTGAAACAATAACCGCAGGTCTGTCTGCTTTCTGCTCGCTGCCGATGCTTTGGCGGGTATCACGAATAAAATAAATGTCGCCTCGCTTAATCATTTACCGTTACCCCCCCCACACATAAATAATTTTTCTGTCGCTCTGAAATGCTCTTTTGCTTTCATACTGCGATCTACCTCCTTTTCCCAAATTGTTATAAAATCGTCCGGTGCTTGTAACTCCGAAATTAAAACTATGTTGTTGTGGCGGCTCCATTTCCGCATCGTTTCCCAAAATTCCAAATAATCAAAATCTTTTGCATTGCCGTATTTTTTTGTACCCTCATAGGGTGGATCGCAATATATAACGCAGCCCTGCGGCGTATAGCTTTTATAATCTCTACAACTGAAATCAATACCGAATATACCGCCCTGCTGCATCTGCATTAAAATGTTATTGCGGCTTTCTCTGTAATAATCCCTTACCCTGCCTTTGTCTTTTCCATATCCCGCATAACCGCCGTCGTAAAATCTGCCGTTATATGATGCAAGGAAACCAGCCGCGCCAATGTACCACGCCTGCAGGCTGTTATCTCCGGTTCTGTATGCCTCACGCGCTTTGTTATATTCTTCGCGTGTGATATGTTCCGGCAATTCGCCGCCGTCCTGCAAGTGTTGGAATAACGCAATTAAATATTTATTGCTATCTGATGCAATGCGGTATTCTGCTTTTATCTTGTCTATCACATTGCAGCCGCCCGCGAACGGTTCCACATAATACCGCGCGCCGCTTTCGTCAATTTTTCGTTGAATAATCGGCACTATGTACTTTGTGATCTTCGCTTTCGATCCCATGTACTTCATTTTCGCCTCCTATGATTTTCTCTAACTCGGTGTCGTACCGGTCGTTGTATTTTTCAAATGTTACGGTGTGGATCTGCATTAGCATATAAAATTGTTTCCATTCCTCGACATTTGCCGGAGGTTTTCTGTTTGCTTTCTTCCAACCGTCCTGCTGCCACTTATCCAACCAACCCAACCTGCAGGCGTTTGCCATATATTCGCAATCAATATAAATCTTTATATCGCAGGGCTTTAATAATACCCGCATCGCTGCAATGCAAATTTTTAAGTGCAGGGCGTTTTTCGTGTCTGCCTCTATCTGCGTGCGCTGCTGCCGCTTGTGGCTTTTCCCTTGCTTGTCTATAAACTCAATAACCGCCGCTGCCTCTCCTGCGCCTCTTGGGTTGCCTCTGAAACTGCTTTTTATGTATATGCTTACGTTCAATTTATCCACCTTCTTTTAACACGCCCTGCCGTCTAGTATTTATTAAACGGCTGCGGTTTTTCGTTGTGAGTTATCCACAATATTAACCACCGCTACCGGATAGCCGAACCATTGTATATTTTTGGTATTCTCTACCGGTAAACGGATCTATGCCGTTATATACTGTGTCTTTGTCGATGTAATAGCCTTTTATCGGTTTTGGATCTGCCGCCCACCTTTGCGCCTTTTTTATAATTTCTGTCTTTGGTGTTGGCATTGTCAAATTGCGGCTGCAACTGTATCTTTGCTTATGCCCTCCGTCGTTCTCTTTGTAGGTCTTTGATGTTTCTTTTATGAGGTACGCCGCCAAATCCTTATATTGTCCGGT